AAACTCTTTCTCGAACATCAACCATGTGTCGGGTACTTCCAACTTAATTAAGTTGAATTCGATACTGGGAGTTCCGAGCATTAAAGACTTTACAAACATGTAGTATGTTTGTTTCCTGGCATAGTCCCGAGTCGCGGCAAGATATCCTTTGTCCTCGACATCTAGTTCTTTCTTCCCACCCTTCTTGGTGAGGTATTTTGCTTCTGGCTTTGGACAGAGTTGATCAAACTCATCGAAGTCCAAAACAGCTTGAGCCGTCATCACGACAGGTTCCCGACCTCCTCGTGGAATGACAATAAGTTCGCTATTAGGTGATTTGTCAATTTCTTTTCCGTCAATCTTCATCGAAGTCCCCAAGCTGAAAGTCACTTAGGTAAGCAACGTGCTTACCTAAGTGAACTATCGAGTTATTGAGCGGTGCGAACCGCCGTAGGTTTGATAACATTGCACTTACCGGAAAGGGACGCTGTTCCCTTGGTAAGGTCGAAGTCCCGCTGTTCGTGTCGGAATTCAGGAAACGTGAGAGTTTCAATATCTTCCGAATCACACAACGGAGTGTACACAAGAATCAGGTCCACGCAATATGGTTCGCATGGATCAGAACCGCTAGTAACCCAACCAGAAGCTTCACCTGTCTTATCCAAAATGTCCACAGGCGTCGGTTCGCCAGGTGTAGACGATTTGTAATGTTCCCAAGTGAATTCTGTTTTGATTTCGAGAGGGTCTTGATTGCCATCGCGAACTTTATCGAGACGGCCCCGATTGAGTTTGTACTCGCGAGCGTGCTTCTCTGTCCAAGAGAAGTTGCCTTCACCGATGGTGATTTCCATCTGATGTGGCAGGATAGTAATGGTGTCGTTATCAGCGACAGTCTCCGCAAGTCCTGGAGCAAAAGTGATGCTGTGAGTGAGTGTTTCAATTAGATTGATCACATCATCATCAGCAATACTTTCAGCCAGTACCGGAGTAAAGGTCAAACTCGTGGTAGAACCCAACGTTTCGCTGTGACCCGTAATGGTGTACACCGTATTGGTGCCATCACTGGCAATGGTGAATGTATCACCATTATACACAATTCCGGTGAAACCATCAACGGCGATTGTCGAATCACCAGCCATGTAACCTGCCATCAGGTTAACCAATGGCGTGCCGGGAGCCACATTGGACACAGCAGAAATTGTATAGACCGTTTCAGTGGAATCCGAATCCACTAGAAATCGATCCCCAATTTCAACCACGCCATTAATGCCGTCCACTTTCATTGTGGTTGCGGCAGCAGAGTAACCACCACTGTTATTGACCCGATGAGTTCCGCCCGGACCGACGTATCCATCTCGGAAATAGATACGTGCATTTTTGATGTCTACTTGAGCCATGAATGATCCTCAAATGTGCCGGACTTACTTATGTGAGTCCGGCACGTATTGTTATTGGTCGGAACGAACAGCCGTAGGTTTGGTGACATTGCACTTGCCTGACAAGGACCCTGTGCCCTTTGTAAGGTCGAAGTCCCGCTGTTCATGACGGAATTCTGGGAACGTCAGTGTTTCCAATTGTTCCGTGTCGCAGATAGGAGTGTACACAAGGACGACATCCACGCAATAAGGTTCGCATGGGTCAGAACCGCTTGTAACCCAATCGGAGGCTTCACCAGTATGGTCCAAAACATCAACAGGTGTCGGTTGAGCACCCGTAGACGCCTTGTAGTGTTCCCAAGTGAATTCCGTCTTGATTTCAAGAGGATCTTCATTACCGTCACGAACCTTGTCGAGTCGTCCGCGGTTCAGCTTGTACTCACGAGCATGTTTCTCTGTCCAAGAGAAATTACCTTCACCAATTGTGATTTCCAATTGATGAGGTAGCATCGTGATTACAGCATCGTCGGAAATACTGGACACTGTAGAAGGACTGAAAGTGATTTCCGTAGTATTGCCTAGAGTCGCCATACTGGAGACCACTGTGTGGACTGGTGTACCAGTTTCACCCGCAATGGTGAACAAGTCACCATCAACCACTTCACCTATGAAACCATCAACGGCGATGGTCGTTGTCCCGGACATATATCCGGCCATGAGGTCAACTAAAGGCGATCCGCCGGGACCGGCGTAACCATCCTTAAAGTATAACCTAGCATTTTTGATATCTACTTGGGCCATTAATTACTCCCCTTTGAGGCACATGTAATAATGTCCCTCGACTGTTGACTGAATCAATTCCACATCCGGTTCAATCAACCCGAAGTTACTTGTCGTCACCGGCTCACGACCTTCGGTAATTAAGGACATACAGCCAAAGTTTTGGTTGTTATCCAGTGGTCCGTCCCCTAAGCGAATCATGCCTAGGTTTCTCACAAAGGCAGTATTTACTATGCCTTGGGCACGCTCTAAAGAGTAGAAGTCTTCCCCTTGGGCCTTTGGCCTGATCGATATGAGGATATTGACTTCGACCTTTAACTTGAAGTAGTTGTGAGATAACTTCCACCAGTAAGGGCCATCTAAACGAAACTCAGTCCACTTAGGTAACTGAGTTATGTAGTTGCCCTGAGCATCTACGTGGTCATTGCCTTCGAAATACACGGTCAACCGTGGTTCCAGTACACTTCTAAAGTGTGTGGCGAATGACGCCTTTATCCATCGAATCCAATTCTCATTCATGTAAGCGACCTCCACTATTGAAGTTGAGGTTACTTGCGGGGAATAGAGATGTGACCTCGAATGGTAACGTCCCTTCAGTTTCTTTGGCTGTTATCAAGAAACCAAAAGAGTCAATGATCGATTCTACAGTTTTGACTGCATAGCTTTTGTTACCATGCACAAACCTGTCATCAATCAGGATATCGAAACCCGAGGGCAGATCGATGCCGTCCACAATTATTAATCGTGTCTTGACATCATAAAATGCCCCATAGGAAAAATTCTTATTAGCAGCGACGTAAGATAGATCATAAGCGAACTTACGAGCCATAGACGCCGGTAGAATGACGGCTTTGTTGATCGAGTATTTAGTTCGTCTTACATCCCTCCTACCCGTTGCGAGGTTGACATCGGACGAAGTAAATCTGTATAGATCAACAGGATAGCCGTAACTTTGTTTCAGTCTGTACAATACCCTTCGTACAAACATCAACTGATTGGCATTTTCCTGGATCATTTTGTTGTGGCCTTCTTTAGCGTTTCAATCTCCAAACTTAACCTAGCATTCTCCGCCGTGAGCATTCCGACCTTCAACGCCAAATCCAGGTTTTCCTTTCGGCATGTTTCATGTTCCGTTCTCAAGCCCTTAATCTCTTGTTCCATGAGATCAGTTTTCTTGATGTTAGCATCCAACATCTCGCGATACTTAGTAAACAAAAACTGATCTTCTTCAAGTTTTTGTTTAGGTCGTATTTGCAACATATCGATTAGTTTTGGAATTAAAATACCAAAACCTGTACCTAATGCACCAATAACTGCGAGCCAAAGTGTGTTGTCCATTGTTAACCTCCATAAGACATACCCACCTTCGACTTATATAAGTCGAAGGTGGGTGTTGAAGGTTAGCCAACCATGACGGCCCCGAGGCCAGTGTCAAGCACAGCCAGACCGCAGAGCATGTCGAGCGTAACTCGCATACCCTGTTTCACGCTGTCGTAGCTGAGGGTAGCCCGGATGGACAGACCACCAGCGCTGATGACCGAGGACCGTGCACCAACTCCAGGAGGAGTTTGAGCCAGCGGACGAACCACCAACGCCAAGGCGTTGCGGTGGAAGGCGAAGTTGTATTCACCCTTGGGTCCGATACTGGCCACGGCGTCATTCGCAATACCCGCAGCCAATGGACGATCAAGCGTGATACTTGTCGTGCTGGCCTTGATGATGCTATAGACATCGGTAGCTGTACCGAATGCAATCAACTGACCGACCTGTGGCGACACCGTGAAGCCATCGATGGCGATAGCCTTGGCATAGCCGGCTGGATAACCAGTCGCACCCCAATCGACAGAAGTCGAACCCTGGTTAACCGCACCTGGAGTGTACGCAGTCACAACAGCGTTATTGAGGACATCGTCACGAAGCGCTGGGCTGATAACGATTTCAGTTGTCGCGCTGAGGGTTTCGGTGTGAGCGGTGACCCGATAAGGGATCATCGATCCACCAATTGTGACCCAAGTGCCAGAGGCAACGATACCACTGAAGGTATCAACGGTGAGGGTCGATTCACCCTTCGAGT